TGCGCAACCACTACATGCAGCTGGCCGACCTGGTACATGGCATCCAGCGTGGTCCGAACAACACCTACCAGGCGATCCTGGATCTCGGTGAGATCCACGACGTGGCGCTCAAGGCGGTCAACTCCTACCTCCAGCAGGACCCGGTTGGGCCGGAGACCACGAGCGGAGTCGGCACCTCGAACTTCATCCACCGCAAGCTGACCGAGGCGTTCCGCAAGCTCTACGGCGAGGTGGTGGACCCGACCTACCGGGAACCGGCGACCGTCGAGGTTCAGCAGAACATCCTCGCCACCATGGTCCTGATGGAGAAGCTCTTCCAAGAGGGGGCGAACGCTGGCTGGTGGACAACCCGACGCAGCGGCACGCACTCGATCCAGCTCGGCAGCGAGACCAACCGCCGTGACCAGCTGCGCTACGGCCCCATGGCTGGGAAGTGGGTGACGCCAGGCATAGCGAAGTCGCTTGAGTCCAAGATGCCGAGCAACAGCCTGGCATCCAAGCTCGCCTCCATCCTCTGGCTCGGGCCGCAGGCCGGGATGCGGGCGACCAAGCTGCTGTGGGCCAAGACGATTGGCAGGAATGCGGCGACCTCAGTCTTCGGCCAGGCGCTCAGTGCTGGCGATCTCTACTACGAGGGGTTCTGGAGCCACCTCGCGGATGGCATTGCCATCGCATGGAAGGCCAACCCCCTCGCCAACATCGGGCCGGATGTCACGCTCCACGGAATCAAGCCGGGGCAGAAGAACGTCTGGGCCATGGACAAGGTGGCGGAGGCTGCGAAGGAAGGCTACTACTCGCACAAGGCACAGTCCCTATCGCATGGTGTGAGGGCCATCATCGAGAGCCCGCTGTTCTCACCCTTCGGGCTCAGCGGCAAGATGAAGAACTTCCTCCAGCATGCGATGGAGGCATACGCGCTGATCGACTTCCCGGTGAAGTACGCCGCCTACAAGACCCACCTCGAAGAGTATGAGAAGGCGAAAGTCCCAACGGAGAAGGCGAAGGCCGGGGCCAGGGACTGGGTGGCGAGGCACTACCAGAACCGGCACCGTGGCCCGAAGGCGATAGACACCATAGCCCTGGTGCCTGGGGCCGACTACGTGGGCTACACCTACGACAGCGGCAGGATGCTGGCAAACGGGGCGCACACCGCCATCACGCATGCGTTCAAGGGCGACCCCGTGATGCCGAACAAGGAGATCAACCTCCGGCCACTGGTCGGGTTCCTCAGCGCCAGGCTCATGCCGCTCGCCGCTCTCGGTGGTGGCAACTGGCTCTACAACACGGCGTTCCGCCCGATGCTCACCGATGCCTGGTCCGGCTTCGCATCCCAGACCGAGGGCGCAGGCAAGATGGCGGACGAGATCCTCAGCTACTTCTTCCCGCATGACGACGAGGACAAGGAGAAGAAGGTCGTCAAGCGCACGCCGCTGACGAACGAGGAGATGGTTGCCTTCCGCAAGTTCATGCCTGACTTCGACGCCAACATGAACACGCTGGCCTGGAAGACGGAGTATGAGGACGGCACGTTCGATGTCAGCTACACAGCCATGAACGGCAACACAGCCTTCCCGGTGGAGGAGTGGATCTCGGGCGCGTTGCAGACTTCCATGGAAGGCGGCACCCCGTTCTGGAAGGCGCTGCTCAACAACATGGCGCAGAACCTCGGGCCTGGCATGTACCTGCAGGAGCAGTGGGAACTGTGGACTGGGCAGGATACCGCGTTCGATGTTGACCGGGAGGGCATCGGGGAGCTGATCGGCTCCCGCATGGCTGGCCACCCGAACAAGGAAGAGGGCCGGATTGCGAAGGAGCGGATGTCTCACTTCCTCATCAACGTGATGACCGGGCAGCTGGGGCCGACCATCCAGTACACCGCCGACTACGTGAAGCGGCAGAAGCTCGGGCAGAAGGCGCAGCCCAGCAGCATGATCGCGCCGAAGTCGCTGCATGATGTGCGGCAGAAGTTCACCCGGTTCGTCCGCACCTACCACTACGACAAGGACGACCTCACCCGGCTGCTGAGCTACCAGGTTGCTCCGCTCGCTGAGGACATCCACACCAACAAGTACAACGCCGGGGCGCAGAAGCGTGCCGAGGTGGACCGTGGGGTCGCCACTCAGGAGGACATCGCTCGCTCCATCTCCGGGCGCAAGGAGCTGGCTCGGGACCGCATGAAGGCCCACGAGCTGGTCCGCGCCTTCAGGAGCCTGCCTGCCACCAAGGAGATCGACGACAGGCGGCTGGCCCTCACGCTACAGGCAGCCGGGGCTAAGAAGCGGGCACCCTTCAGCACCGAAGAGGCGATGGCGATTGTCACCGGGGAGTTCGACAAGCTGAAGCCGTGGGAATCGCAGGCGAAGCCGACCTACGCTGGCACTGGCGAGGACGTGGCGGTCAAGTACATGGAGGAGAACTGGGGCCACATCAGCTACTCAGAGTTGCAGAAGCTGATGATCGAGCAGGGCTACAAGGTGGAGCCGGACATCAGGAAGTTCAAGGACTGGGCGAAGGACAAGTATGCGAAGTGGAAGAAGGTTGGAAAGACGTTTGGGGAAGAGGAGTGATAGGCTGTGCCGGAAGATGAGACCCAAGCTGGCGCTCTTCCTGCTGGCATGTTCCCTGGCCTGGACAGCCGGAGCCGTCACGCCCACGCCAACCCGCACCCCAACCAGGACGCGCACGCCGACCCGAACCAGGACGCCTACCATCACGCAGACGCGCACTGTGACCCCGACGCCCACGCCGACTCCGACCTGGCCGATTGTGTGCGAGACGCCCGTGTTCAAGGGCAACGACCTGATCGAGGTGAGGGTGCAGTACCAGCACCAGCAGACACAGACGCCGGTCCCCTACGTTGTGAAGATTGGGCCGCTGCACTTCGAGGACGATGGCAACGCAGTGATCCGTGCTGAAGGGCACCCGAGTGAGTGCATCTGGAGATTCCACATCGTCTTTCGGGATGGTCTCGAAAGCGGTGACGCTTCGCAATGGTCTTCGACTGCTCCATAGGAGGAGGCATCATGGCAACCGATCCGCCCGAGTATCTGCCCTACTTCTACGCCTACAACGACCTGCTCTTCAAGCTCGGTGAAGCCTACCGCAGGGTTGGAGAGCATATTGCCGAGCGCAAGTACGTCTACCACAGGGGGACGTTCTACCTCGATGCGGCCCTCGCCATCGAGACGCTGCTCGCTCTGGAGTTCCAGCCCCTGATGGAGTGCAACTACAACTGGGAGTGGTGGGCGACCGAGATGCGCAAGCACGGCGAAGAGCTGGGCGAGGATGCCCCCTATGCCATGGTTCTGCCAGGCCCCTACGGCGGCGAGTGGCATGACTACCCCGACCTGACCAACCACACCGACAAGATGGTCTCGCTGATGACCGGCGTGTACCGCAGCGAGGACGAGGACTCCGATGTCGGCGGGCTCGGCACCGTCACCCCGGCTGAGTGCGTCAAGCTCACGCACAGGTTCTGCCGCTACTGGCTGTGGCAGTTCTGCAGCGAAGACCTGCGGGGCTACAAGGTGCCGTGGCCGTGGCTGAAGGCAGTGACCGACGAGCTGCAGCAGATGTACCGCAAGATGGGCGAGGCTGACAGGGCCGGTTCCTCCGGCACGCCGGGCGGTCCCATCCCACCCATCAGCTGGCCTGGCTAGGAGACCGCCATGCCATGCGGTGGTCGCAAGAAGAAGAAGAGGAAGTGAGCCATGTCGAAGTTCACTGATGCCCTGAAAGGGCTCGGGAAGAAGCCCTGGTTCCAGACCCTGAAGAAGGTGGCACCAACAGTTGCAGGCGGGCTGGTCGGTGGCCCTTTCGCGGGCGTGGCGGTGAGCGTCCTACAGTCCGTGTTGGGCGTGGATGGCGATCCAAACGATCCTGGCACGCTCGACCAGATCAGCGAGATCGTGGCAAGCGGCAACCCTGATGCGCTCCTCAAGCTCAAGCAGGCCGAGCAGCAGTTCATCGAGAACATGAAGAAGCTCGATTTGCAGGAGCAGGATCTCTACTTGCAGGACGTGTCGAGCGCCAGGGAGCGGGAGAAGGTGGTGCGGGACAAGACACCGACCATCCTGTCCTACCTCGCGGTTGGGTTGTGGCTGTTCATCCTCTTCGCCATCTTCTTCCTGCCCGACCTGGAGATTGTCCAGAGCAGGGAGCAGCGCGACGTGCTGCTCTACCTGCTCGGCGTGACGCAGAGCCTGGTCGTGACGGCGTACTCCTACTACCTCGGCTCCAGCCGGGGGTCGCTCTCGAAGACGGAGGCGATGGTCGCGCAGCTCAGGTATGGGCCAGCCCCAGATCAAAACGGTGCCGAGAAGTAGCGCCAGCCCCTTCGCGCACAAAACGGCACTAGCCCCCGGACCCCCTCCGGGGGCTTCTTTCCCAGGGAGACAACGAAAGGCCCCGGATCTCTCCGGGGCCTTTGTCTTCACTGCCGTCACAGCGAAGACAGGTTGAAAGAAGGCGGGATCAGTCTACCATGGCCTTCTTGCTGGCCGATTCCCACTGGGTCACCATGTCTGACCAGTCCTTCAGGAACTTGGCCTTGCCCTCCTCGCCATGGATGGAGCCGGGGCCGTCCATCCCGCCCTGCCCGGCAGCCAGGCGCTCCATGACCTTGACGGCGAAGCTCTCCGCCTGGCCAGACCGGACTGCCCGCTGCAGCAGCTGCTGCCACTCGAAGGTGAACGCTTCACTGCCGGGCGTCTCTCCGAACAATGCCCCGTTGCCAGACTGCCCGGCTTCCTGCGCCCCCCGCCCCGCCCTTGCGTCTGCCGGAGGCGGCTGTGTGGTGGGGGGCTCCCCAGCCCTGGGCGATCCTGGGGCCTTCTGGCGCGTCTTCTTGAGGCGTGCTTTCGCGGACTCGTTCTCATCTGAGAAGTAGTCGTCCACCTTGGACATGCCATCCCGCAGGGAGTTGAAGATGCGGGTCAGCTCCAGCAGCTGGACCTCGTCGATGGCCTCGGCCTTCTTGCCGAAGCGGGCCTCGATCATGGTCTGGCTGACCTCGACTTCCTTGAAGCGCTCCAGCATGGCCTTGATCCTGTCCTTCAGGGGCTTCCCGCTGCCGCCCTTGAGGGTCGCCTCACAGGTGGTGAGCGCTGACTCCTGCACGTCACCGGGGATGAGGGACAGGATGCAGGCCCGGATGCGCCGGGCTGCCAGGTTGGCGATCATCTCGTAGATGTCCCTCGGATCGGTGAGCCGCTGCATCCCGCCGCTCTTGCTGTAGCGGATGTGCTTCGCATGGAACACCCTCTCCTGCAGGGTGTTGGTCTCCATGTCGATGGCATACGCCTGGACCTCGGAGACCCCGGCCCCTTGGGACAGCTCCCTGAAGCCGAAGCGGATGTTGCCCCAGTGTCTGGCCATCGTCTCGGCCATCCTGATCGAGGCCCCGCGCACCGTTGCTCCGCCCCTGCTGTAGCTGTACTCGGCCACCTGGGCCAGGGACGGGCGCTTGCACGCCTCGACGATCCGGCGCTCAGCTTCCAGCTCGTTGCGCGGGAAGCGCTTGGCCACAATGAACTGGGCCTGCGCTTCCTGCACAGCCCGGCTCTCCTCGATTCTGGTGATGGCCGCAGTCTGGCTGTCCTGCTGCACCTCGCCGTCCTCGAAGATGGTGATGGGACTCGCCGTTCTGATCTCGTCGTTCATTTGCCCAGCTCCTTCTCGAAGAGGTTGGTCAGGGCAGTCTTCAGCACTGCGGACTGCGTGATGGGCGGGACGATGATGTTGCTGTCCCGCAGCTTGGACTGCATGTGTGCCTGCAGGTCATGCAGCATCGCCATCTCGATCTCGTTGAGGTACAGGGCCACGACGGTTCGGCCCTTCTTCCACTTCGCCACCGCTGTCACTTTCTTCTGTCTCGGCATGATGTGCCTCCTTTCAGTAGACCCTGAAGAACTCGTAGGACAACTCGTTCACATACGCCTCGTACACCTCTGGCTTCTCGGCCTGCAACTTCTTCGTATCCAGTACCTTGCGGCTCGCCATCTTCCAGATGATGGGCCGGTCTCCAACCTTCACCTTGCGCTGCTGGCCGAGGTGCTCCTTGATCTTCCTGGTGTTCTCGTCGAGCAGCTCCTCGTTCTCTTTCGTCATCTCCTGGAGGGAGTCCCGGTCGGTGACGAGGCCAGCCAGGTATGGGTCTTCGATCTCCTCCGTCTCGGATGCGATGGTGGCATCCACGAGCGCCTCGCCGTGGCAGGTCCACCGGAACTCGCAGGTCTGGCAGCGCTTGTCGGAGGACATGAGCTTGAAGGGGGCTGGCCCCTCCTGCACCTCACGCATGAAGGTCTCCCCGACCTCACGCATGAGCTTCAGCGCCGCCTCGTCCCGATCCACGAACTGGATGAACAGCCGCCAGTAGACGGGCTCAAGGCAGGCGTAGAGCCCCCACTTGAAGCCGGTCAGCCCGAGGTAGTGCTGGACCTGGAGCTTCTCGGTGTCGGGGATGCCCGTCTTCGTCAGCTTCTGGAACGGGAACGGTCCCTTGGTCTTGAACTCAGCGACCCCACTCCCTTCCTTCCCTGGGACGCAGCCCCGCTTGACCACCCGGTCGATGTTGCCGATCCACCAGCTGGGGATGTCGGGCGGTCGCTTGGCATTCTTGTTGTGGCGTCGGAAGAAGAAGCCGTGTGCCTCCTCAACTTCTTCAGCCACAATGGCTTCCAGCTTGTGGCCTCGCTTCATCGCCCCGGTGTAGCGGCGAGGGAAGTCCAGCTCGGTGCCTCGCTTCTCGTACCAGAGCCTGCGGGCGCAGCCGTAGGGCTCCAGCCCGAGCACGTCGCCCCACTCGCTGCCCCCTATCCCGGCCCGCCTTCTCTCGTGCCAGTCTTCGCTGTGCGCATCTGTCATGCCTTCTCCCCCTTGAGGATTGAGTCGCTGATGTCCAGCTTCCCGACGACCTCACCGCCGTACCCATCCTGGTCGGCACCCCTGACGATGGGGATCTCCCCGGTCACGGTGGCAGCCCTGGGCTCTGCCGCTGCCTGCTCGTCAGCCCTCGCAATCTCAACCTCCAGGCGCTTGAGGCTGAGCGTCGCACGTTCGAGATGCCAGCGCAGCTGCTCTGCCATCTCGGCCACCCTCACCATCTTCTCGTCCATGTCACACTCCCTTCCTGGACTTCTCCAGCTGATCCAAGTTCTTGGGCAGGTCAGGCACGTTGATCGGCAGCCAGTACCCCAGGCACCCAGTCTCACCCTTGAGCGTGGTGCGCAGCGTCCTGGCCCTGACGCCGTAAGTCCCTGTGTACTCTATGTTTACAAGCAGCAGTCTCGGGAACACGTCGATCTCTTTGTTGATCGGATAGCCGTAGAACCAGTAGAGCCCCGGCCTGGCTGGCCATTGGTTCGACCACTCACCTTGCGCCATGGAACTGCTCCGATGGCCAGACCTCCTCAACCGTAGTGCCTAGCGCCATGGCTATCCTGACGGCGGTCCCGAGCTTTGGCTCGGACATGCCGCTCCTGATGTTGAGCAGGCCCTGGTGGCTCATGCCAACGGCCTTCTCCAAGCCACGCACTGTGTGGGAGTACCGCTTGTTCATTCGGTTTGCTCTCAGGTAGTCGTCGATGTTACAGGTGAGGATTGTGTTCATGTCAGCAGCCTAGCACACTTGATTGTGCAACTCTACTTGACGCTTGCGCAGCCTGTCAAGCCCTCATTTCCAACAGCTGCCTGACCCAGCTAAACAGCTGACCTGATTCGACATCCTCCCACTCGCACTCGATCACGTCGAAGCCCCAGATACGGGCGAGGTTGTTCTTCAAGATGTCTCTGCGCCTGCCCTCGATGGAGTGGTGGGCTCCACCGTAGCTGAGCTTCCCATCCGGGCCTGTTCGCATGCAGCCCTTCCCGCCTTGGATGTCGATCAAGAGGCGCAGCACTGGGATGGCCACGTCGAATCTGAACTTCCGACCTGGGATTGCCGGGTACTCCAGGTACATCACGTGGCTGTCCGTGTCCATGCCCTTCTTCCACGTCCCTCCGAAAGCGATGCCGAGTTCTCGCCTGGCCTCCTCGATGAAGACGAGCAGGGCCAGCTTCTTCTTGCGCTCCGATCCGTCCGTCCTCTTCGGCTGGGCAGGGGGGCATGCCCCCGGAACCAGGCGGCGGTACTCATCGAGTGTGATGTGGTCGCTCATGCCACTATCGTACCGTAGAAAACAGGGGAGGCTAGGACTCCCCCTTAGCTGCGTACGTCCCGTCCACGTGGTGACGTGGGTTGATAGTAGGTTGCCTAGCACCTTGGCTACCAGCGTTCCTCGTCCTTCACAATCTCCCTGGATTCGATGAGAGGATCGACCTCGGTGTCTTGGATCGTCCCCTGGTAGGGCAGGCCAAGGATCTTCCTCGCCTTGCGCAGGGCCGGTGGGTACTTGCCCCAGTCCCTGGTGTACAGGCCAGCTGCCAGCGCCATATCCTGGCACTCACGCACCAGGGCATGGAGGGTTGCTCGAAGCTCGACGTTCTCTCGTGCTGTGGTTGGCAGCGTTCTCACCCTGGCCCCGAGCCCGCCCTCCGTGATGATCTGATCGACTGCGGCGTAGGCATCCATCGCCCGCTTCATCATGGAGCGCTGGTCCAGCTTGTGCATCACGCCGTCGATGCACCGATGGACACAAGACCACTCGAACTGGAGCCGCTTGAACAGAGTGACCTGTGTCTTCGACGAGACGCCACCAGCCTCCTTCCTGCGGTAGGTCAGGAGCATGGTTGGGTGAGCCCAGATGACCAAGGCCCCACGCAGGAGCATCTCTGCCCCTGCCCCGAGGTCTCTGCTCTTTGCCTGGTGGGGCGGCAGCTTCCTCTTCTTGATGAAGATGTAGGGCTGGCCCTCGTAGTAGTTGTGGGGGTAGGCCAGATACCCGCCGACGGTGCCGACGATTCTCATACCATGGAGAGGTAGGCAAACAGTGCCGCTGCGGCGAGGAGACCGATCATGGAGACGTAGTTGCGGACCCGCCTCGTCATGTCATCCTCCGATCCAGCTCATCGAAGGCATTGTCGCAGACCATGCAGCCGTCCGCCATCGAGAAGGCCCGGCTCACGCAGTCGAGCACTGCCTTCTTCCCAGCCATTTTCGCCAACGTGAGAGCCAACGCTTCCAGGCACTGCCCATGTCTGGTCTGCATGTCCTCGTCGCGCATCTCCTCCTCTGTCACCAGCGAGAGGAAGCATTCTTGTGGGTCATCGGGGTCGGTCAGTAGCAGGACGCAGCTCATCCTGACCCCGGCCTGTGCCTGCGAATCCCTGAGCCAATCCACCACGCTCATGCCATAGACTGCGAGCTTTTCCGTCATGCGTCCTCCTCTTTCTTTGCCAGTTCCCATTCCTCCCAGGTTGAGGCCGGGACCACCTCGTCCTCTGGCTGTGGCCTCACCATGATGACGCAGAACGGGTACTTCTTCAGCTGGTAGACGGTCCCGCTCGGGCTGTTGCATGCCTTATTGAACAGGTGGTGCTCCCCCATCTGGAAGCTATCTCCAATGTGCCAGAGCTTGCCGTTGACCAGGTATCTCGGGCTCCGGTTGAGCAGCTCGCTCTTGAGCGTGACGTTCTTGTCCCCGAAGTGGGCGATGGCTCGAAGCTCCAACCCGAACTCGATGCCGAATACCCCCTTCGGGCTGTGCTCCCAGGCCCAGCGCAGGTTACGAGGGTTCTCCTCGTTGTCGCTGATAATCAGTGTCGGCTTGACCCTGTCGGCTGCAGTCCAGTACAGGATGCGTGGAAGCTGGATGTAGTCTGTCATTGGTACTCCGTTCTGTCCCCGTGCTTGCGCTTCCTCGGTGTCCCGGTCGGAGGGATGGAGCCCCCCTTCCTCGCATCCACAGCGCCAACCATCGCCTGCCGTTCTGCCTCCTTCCAGTCCCTCCGATACTCCACGGAGTAGGCCCGCATGTACTGTCCGAAGAGATCGGGGTTGTCGAGGAACATGGTGGCGAGGAGGCCGATCATCATGTCGATGATCTTCTCCATGGGCAGCTCCCATGCCACCGTCTGCGCCAGCTGACGTGCGGTCGTGGCGTCGGTCATGGCTTCTCCCATCCGAGGCGCTTCGAGGCTCCGACTGTGTCAGCACCCTTGGCCAGCTCAGCCATGCGCTCACTCCAGTAGGCTCCCGTCTCTCCCTCGAACCACGGGTCACCAGCCGGGGCGAAGCGCCAGTGCCGGAGCAACCCCTCGTATGAGAGGCTGTCGATGTGCTTCTTGTTCTTCTCAGTCAGGATCATCGTCTCCCTCCCTCTTCATCTGCTCCCGCATCCAGCCGACCAGCCCGCCTCGGCTCTGCCAGTCCAGCACCTTCTCCTCGCTGCCCCAGCAGTCGGAAGGTGCGGAGTTGAACAGCCATGCTGCCCACTCCCGCATGTGCTTGGTGTTCGAGTCATCGGCCTGGCCGTAAGCCTTGACCAGATTGTTCTCGAACAGGTAGGTCAGGAAGTGGCCCGCCGGGGTTCCGAACAGCACGTGCTCCAGCGCCCCATTCATGCAGTGGTTGCGGACGATGTGCTCAGACAGCCGCACCAGCATCCCATGGTCAGCCTTGTCGAAGTCCTCGATGGTCTTCACCTTGTCCCACTCGATCATGGCTTCACCTCCGTCGCCTCGTACACTGGGAATCCGATGGACTCTGGGGCGTTCGATCCGCCCGTCCGGTACACCATGATTCGATCCCTCCCTTCGGCATCCACGTCCAGGTAGACTCTCACGCCGATGCTCCAGCCCCGGAGGTGCGCCGTCAGCCCGGACTTCGCCGTGCCGCAACGGCTCGCCCCTTCCCCACTGGAGCCCTGTATCGCTCCGAAGAATCTCGCCATCTTTCTCACCCTCTTTCCTTCACGTCACGTCGCCAGTCATTGAGGGACGAGCAGCAGCCTTCGCCCATCGCCATGCCTTCATACACCAGCGGGATGTCAGCAAGCAGGCAGCGGTACTGCTGCCCGTCCCAATGCAGGGCCAGACATCTGCCGGAATCATCCGCTGCCCCGAAGCAACACGGTGCCTTCAGGCAGCAGTAGCCGCAGCCTACGCAGTCAGGCATCGTCCTCTCCGTCTATCGACAGGTCGAACCATGCCTGCACCTCGGCAGCGCATGGCCCGTTGTCCCACAGGGCGCAGCCGCCGTGGCCGTTCTTGCATGGGAAGGCGTCTCCCTCGGTCACGTCGTCGATGTACCTCCTGGCATCCTCCTTCTTCCAGCCATGCCAGTGCTGGGTGGAATACCTCGACAGGGAGCCAGCTGCCACGTCGCCTGCCTTGTGCCATGTCATGCGCCCATCCTCCGCTCCGCTTCCTCGATGGAGCGAAGCTCGGCCATGTCCTGCAGGTAGCGTTCGTACATGCCTGCATGCTCAGGGTCGCTCTTGTACCAGCGATCCCAGTCGATCTCCCAGACCAGCCGCTCTCCCCTGCACTCGTGGCAGGTCACGTCGTAGACGCCTCGCATGTAGTCTTCGAGGAAGTCATCGCCAAGTTCAGCCATCTCGCTGGACGTGATGCCGTTGCCGTCGATAGCAGGGTTGGAATGCTCCCCCTTGCCCTGGCAGCGTGGGCAGACCCCCCAGTTCCCAGGGGGGTAAAGCTCAAGCTCTTCCTCGTCGGTGATGATGCGAACCATCGGATTGCGCATGGCTCCTCCTATTCCAGCAGCTTCTTGAGTGCGTCGGCCAGGTTGTTGGCATCCTGTACTGTGATCGCCACCGTGTAGTTGCCATCCTCATCCTCGACCATGAGTTCTCCGAAGGTGATGCCGAGAACGATGGTGATGCTGCCACCTTGCACGAGTTCGATTCTCTGCTCCATGGCTACTCCCTCCCCGTGATCCAGATGATGGCGTGTTGGATCGGCTCCTTCCACTGCGGGAAGGCGATGCAGAAGGTGTTCTCGTAGAATTCCTCCGGCCAATCGCTGATCTCCAGCCTCAGATCGTTCTTCGCCTCGAATCTGCCAACCTCCCAGCCGAAGTAGTAGTACGCCTGGTGGATGTTCTCGGTGCGGTGCGACACGCCGTCCTTGGTCCTGACGAAGTACACCATGGCTCAGTCCCTCCCGAATCCGAGCGGCAGGTCTGCCGCCGCCGCCTCCTCGATGATGTCTGACGCTTCATCGAGCGCCAGCTCCAGAACTGCATCGAGCTTCTCGACGAAGGGGCTGGAGTCCAGGTTCTCAGGGATGTTGTCCCTCCAATCCTGGTACTCGTCCCTCAGTTCTTGCAGTCTGCTGATCGCATCGGATGCCTCGATGCACGCCTTCTCCCAACGCTTCGCCCTGCTCTCAGCCATTCGACACCTCCTTCTCTGTTCGCAGCAGCAGATCCCTCGCCGCCTGCTTTTGCATGCACACCGCCTCAGCCAGGCTCAACCCACAGTTCCGGTGCTGGGCCAGGAACGAAATGGCCAGGCTATCCCACTGACGCAGCGAGATGTTGTTGAGGTGCTCGTCCTGCTCATACAGGCGGCGCAGCGCCTCGACGTTCAGCACGTTGACATTCATCGGGCTCTTCTCGTTCCATGCCACGTGGTACTTCTCGTTGAGCGCCCGGTACTTGGCCTCAAACTCCGGCGTCATGTCACACCTCCTTGCCTTCGGCCTTCGCCTTCTTGAACTGCTCGTCCCACAGATCGCAGAGGTCGATGGTCGCCATCTGTCCGAACGCCTGGCCCATCAGAATCCAGAGGATGCGCTTCGCCGTGTCGTCCTTGATCGCATCCCCTCGCTTCTGCTCCCTCACGTAGTCGGCCAATCCCTGAGCGAAAGGGATCGGGTTGCACGGGAAGCACTCGCTGAACATCGCCAGCTCCAGGTCTGCTCTCATGCCTCACCTCCATGGGATTCAGTCTGCCTCGCAGTGGGAGAGAGAGGAGGTGCAGTGACCCTCTCCCATGCGAGGCAGAACGAATCACACTGAGTTCTCTCGATCCATCCAGAGGTACGGGATGCGGTTCACCTCCGGCGAGAAGTAGCTGTTGCCGGTCTTGCATGTGAACAGGGCGACGACATCCGAGAAGGTGCGGAGCACGCACTTCATGTTGTTCCAGTCGTTGAAGATGTGAGTGCCGCACTCCCTCACAACCCAGAAGAATGTCTCGTCGTCATCCATCCCATGTACGGATGCCTTGTCATGCCGAGTGAAGTCTTCCTTGTAGTGCGTGGGCTGGCCGAGCTTCAGCACCTCGATGGTCATCAGTGCGTAGAGGTGATCGCGAACCTGCGGATGGCTCATCACTCCACCTCCAGCCCTTCGTTGAGCAGAACCTGAGCGACACCGGCAGCCATGCGATGATCGACGCAGAGCCGGTAGCGCCCCATCCACTGCCATCCCTCCGTCGCCAGCGTCTCGTCCATCACTCGCAGTGCGTCCTCGTTCTGCGCTTCGAACACGATGATCGACCCCTCGTTCTCAACCTTGATGTCACACATCCTGCTCCTCCTCCTTCATGCCTGGTCCGGGTGTCATCTTCAGGAAGGTGAGGTTGCCCTTCTTGTCCCAGTCTGCCCACACCGTGGCGACCATCACTCCCTGCCGGTAGAGAATCCATCGGTGCTTGCCCTGCATGGGGCGGTACTCACGCTGGTAGTATTGCGGCTGGCCCTTGGTCAGCGAGTCGAACAGCTTCCGCAACTGTCGCCGTACTCTCTCCGGCATGTTCAGCATGGCCTCTCCCCTCTTTTCTTTCGTCACAAAGTTACGAAAGAAAAGAGGGGAGGAGTCGCCTCCTCCCCTCGTCGATCATCCCCAGTTCTGCAGCCTGCGGATGAAGCAGTCGCTGCCATGATCGACGTGCCGGATGTTGTACTCGATGCCTCGCTCCTTCAGCACGTCGATGAACAGAGCGGCATCGCAGTCCTCTTCGAGGAAGACGGCGTTGCCATCCACGTAGCTGAAGCCCGATGGCTTGACGCCGTAGGTCTCCATCATGCGCCGGTCCACTTGGAGCCAGCCATGGCCGGGGTCGGAATGGAAGGTGAGGGTGAGCATCATGGCGCTCCCGCTTCCTGCCTGTCGAGCCTCGCCTCTTCCATGAGTCTCGCTTCCTCATTCTCGGAGAGCGAGATCAAGGTATTGGCGTGGGTCTTGATGGCCTCTGCTTCAGCGATGATGGCTGAGCAGTCATCCTCGATCAGGCCAGGCCCTGCGTCGAGGATGTCATGGATCTCGTCCACGCATCGACGCAACCGCCGGGCCTCTGTCCGCAGTCCGCTCTTCGCGCTCATTACTTCACCCTCCCTTGGTATGCAGCCTTCACGACGGCGACCGTGTCATAGTCCTTGGGCGCAGCGTCTGCCACGCGCAGCGGCATGAGCAGCCCGACCAGTTCACCATCCACCTGGAGCTGGATAGGCGCAGCCACGTCATGTCGCTTGCACCAATACTCGACGCCAGGGATGAGGTACTCGATCAGCTTCGCCTTGCTCGGGTCGATGGGAACAGGCGGGTCGATCATGCCAGGCGACGTGAGCAGCACGGCCATCGCCTTGCCAACGCAGACGTTGATCCACTCATCCCTGGTTCCACGCCACAGTTCCGACTTGTCGTTCTTGGCGTTGTCGAAGATGCGCTCGATACCTTCGAGCCTGACCTTGCCGTTTGCCGCCCCTTCAGTCATGCTCTTGTACGGCGGCTTGCGTTGCAGCGCCGATGCCTTGAGCAGGATGGTGCCGTCGGTGTACCACCCGCTGCCAGCCGGGGCAGCGTTCCCATCCTGACTCCATGCCTTCCACTTGTCACGCTTGAACTCAGTGAAGCTGATGCCTGGCTTCGACTCCCGCTCCTCCTCCTGCTCCACCACCTGCGGTGCCGTCGGTTCGTTCGCCATGCCGAGCATCTGCTGCATGCTGCGGATGTCGTTGTCGATCTGCGCCAGCAATGCCTCACTCATTCGATGCCTCCTTGTCCAGCCGATCCATGTCGAGCATGGTCATGTCGTCGAGCCGTCCGTACTCTGCGTAGTAGACGCAGTCATCGCACACTTCGTAGCCATCCTGCGCTTGCTTCTCGGCCTCGTTCCATCCAGCGCACAGCGTCCTGTTGCCGCCGAGGTATGAGCCGCAGCATGAGCAGCCAGCGCTTGAGAAGTAGGGCTCTCCATAGATGGAGTCGGGGTCATCCTGTGCGCCGAGGTTGCGGAGCCCTTCCTTCTCGAAGAAGTCTGCGACTCGCCGCTCATACTCGGCGTACCACTTCGAGTTGCGAGGCATGTCGTCCCACTCATGTGTGTCCATCACTCGCCTCCCATGTCTGGGATGTGGCCGAACACTGCGTTGTAGACGCCCGGCTCAATCGCTGCCTTCCTGTACCTGAGCGTCCTCGCCAGCATGTCCTCGTTGGTGATGACCTTGCCGACAGCCTCCTCCTTCAGCACCACCCACCTGCCAGTGGGATAGGCACCGTTCGCCATGGGAGGCAGGCCAGTGTGGTTCGGGGTGTCCGTCGCCTCGAAGAACTGGATGCCCTGCGCCATCTGCTCTGCGCACTTGGCGCATGGCTCGTAGCTGACGCATGCCCGGCGTGGTGCCTCGGCGTCGTCCTTCAGCCTGCCCAGCAGCAGCACCGTGCCATCGTCCTCGCCGCACCAGAAGCACACTCCGAGCGATGGGTTCACGCCGTGCTTTTGTGACAGTCGGATGCTCATGGCTTGCCTCCTTCTTTCGGCAGCGTCGGGATGCTGAGATGCCCGCAGTCGTTGCCCTCCTGGTCACTGTCCACCCACACCACCACGCCACCACCCTTCATGCCTGGCTTGGTGAGCACCAGCCCGAAGGACTCACCGCTCGGCGTGAGTACCGAATCCGCAATGGTGTAGCCGATCAGCTTCTTCGCCTGCTCCGCTTCCCACTCGGCGTTGTGGCTCATGGCTCACCTCCCATCCAGCAGGCCGAGTTGCTCAGCAGCGTAGGCGATACCACCTTCGATGAAGGGAGCGGCGAGACGGATGAATTCGTTGAAGGTTCCGTCCTCAATCTCCGAGTGGAGGAATGCCTCCTCCAACCTTGACGCTGCCAGCCTGCCGTTCTCGTGGCTACGCAGAGCGACGGCGACAATGCAGTAGATGACACCCATCATCGGCTCGTCTCCATCCTCACGGCAGTAGCTGTCGATGTTGCGCTTGTCGAGTTCGCCTCGGAGCATGTGGATGAAGTCGCTCATGTCCCCTCCTTCACGTCTGCTCTCCAGCCATCCGGCGCTTTGATCTTCTCGATCTCAGCGAACAGCGGGAACAGGCTGTCCCTCAAGTAGCGCATGTCTGAGATGTTGCTCTCCTCCCTGTGCGGTGGCTGAACCTCCATCATCGTGTCGATGGCAACGCACAGCGCCTGCCCCATGATGTACTGACCCCTCATCGAGTTGAGAAACCGGATCGCCGCTTCCCGAGTCTCGTCCATGCTGCGCCTCCTTTCCCTTCCCTTATCGCTCTCACAAAGTGTGAGCGATAAGGGAAGGGAAGGCCGTCGCCTTCCCTCCATGCCTCACTCCTTCTCAATGTATATCCAGTCGAGGCACTCATGGCAGTAGCCATGATCTGCGATGTGCGTCTTGGCAGCAGCCCCAGTATCCACACTGTGGCAGCGAGGACACTCAACCTCCTCCGGGTTGTCCTCTGCCACGTCGAGCATGGCATCGAGCAGATGGATGACGCCTTCAAGCGCCAGCCATGACTCGCCACCCTGGACGAAGATGCGCTCCAGTTCCAGCAATGCATCCCGCTGCTCCCTGAGCAGGGCAACGTCCACGTTCGGCACGGTGATGGTGATGCCTTCACTCATAGTGGGGCCTCCTCGTCGGGTATCCCTGCCCAGGCTGGAGCTGGATGCGTACCCTGTACTCGCCGTCGCTGTTGGTGTGGTACATGGATGGCCGACCCTCGTTGCTGAACTCGCCGCCCTCCAGGAATCGGGCCAGCATGTACGCATCCTGCAGGCATGACACTGGGTACACCCGCTCGATGCTGCCCACTATGTACCACCAGCCGCCCTCCTCCGGCCCGCCGTATGCCTGGTCCTCCAGGTAGACGTTGACGAACAGCTGAGTCACGCCGTCAGCCATCCGCTCGGCGCACTCGGGACACAGCGTCACTCGCAATGGCTCGGCATCCATCGGCAGCGCCTTGCTGTACACCTCCCAGGCATGGAAGGTGGGGGTGCCATCGTCGAGGAAGTAGTCCAGCCAGTCGAACTCTCCGTCGCCCGGCTCCTCCTTGTCATCGGGCCGCTCCTTCAGGCATGCCTCGCAGATGTCGTGCCGCATCATGTGAGGCATCGAGTACATCAAGTGCCGCTCCCCTATCTTCTCGATCCAGTGCGCAGGCTCGGACTCGATGTCATCGAGCACCACCTCGTTGGCGAATGCCAACAGGTTCAGCGCCCCGCTCTCATCCCTGTAGCCCGCCGCTGCCTCGCCGTCGTACCGGATCTCATGCCATGTCTGGCATGCCTGGCACCACCACTCGACCACCGTGTCCATGGTGCCGTCGTCGCACAGCCGCACATCCTGGACACCAACCTTGACCTGGTCAATCCTCATGACTCACCTCCACAGCAGAGTCGATTCGCTCCGTGATGTCGATGATGACGAAGCGCAACAGCCGATGCTTGTCCGCCCACTCCCTGTTCATGCGATCCACGCCCGACGCCATGTCTCGGCAGTACCCGAGATCCGCAGCCTTGCATGACAGGTCGAGCCACTCCTCGTCCGGGTCGAACGGCATGCCTCGCACTGGACACCACATGGACAGGCTCAGGGGCTCAGGCATTGCTCGCCTCCCTCTCGACCGCCTTCTCCAGACATGAGGCGGCGTACTCCAGCCGCTTGCACAGATCCTCCAGACTGACGATGGTCTGCCGAATCATCGCCACCTTCACGCTGCCATGGAAAGAGCCGACCGAAGTCAGCATCTCGCGCACCCGTTGCAGGTTGTCCTTGCCGTTCGCCGCCGCCGAGTCAGCCCGCTCCTCATAGACATCAGTCGATCCGCTCATCGAACACCTCCTCCAATTCCTCGAAGTCAGGGTCGCCATACTCGCTCGGCATCTCGACGCCACAGTGACCGCACCACTCCGGCGGACCCTCCCAGTAGACATCGCATCCCACGATGTTCCACTGCGGGTCGCTCCTCTCATGCCTGAACTCCCACACTTTGTTGACACACTCGGCGCAGATCGAGTCCCCATCCTCCGTGATGTAGCGGATGTTGTAGCCACCAGGCCATGCGCAGGCCGGAAGCTGAGCCCCAGGTTGCACGCCAGCCATCTTCCACACAGCCAGTCCGATGCTCATGCCGCACCTCCAGTCGATCCGTCCCTTCGGTTCATCCGTCCCTTCGAGATTCCCGCTCGCTCAGCACGTTCTGGTATTCCTGCACGATGGCCGGGTCGTAGCGCATGAAGATCATGTCTGCCACCTTGCGCCGCAACAGCGGGAGCGGAAGCCCCGATGCCATGGCCCGTGCCTCGGCCCGCATCTGTGCCTCGACCCTCGCATTGCGACTCGCCGCCGTCCCTCGCTTGCCTGCCATGTCGCACCTCCTTCTCCCCTTTCTCTGTCTCACACAAAGTGAGAGACAGAGAAAGGGGAGGGGTCGCGCCCCTCCCCTGCGGTGCTGGCTTTTGGTGGGCTATGCCAGCCTGATGCCCCACGTACTACCCCACATGGTCGCCTCCTTCCAGCCTACAGGCTGGCCACGATGAAGAGCACGGCGATGCCGAGCCACAGCATGACGATCCGCCATGCCTTCGGCATCAGAACGCAGCGAACAGCACAGCCAGCATCAGCCATGCCGCGAACACGAGCAGGCTACCTGCTACCAGGTAGGCTGATCCCTTGAGCGTCGACTGAGCCACTCTGTGGCTCAGCATCGTGCCGCCTTGTCAGGCATGCCGAAGGCGATGATCTTCGCACAGCGAAGCACGTCTCGACCGTCATGGCTGTAGCCATAGAGCAGCCATGTCCTCTGCGGCATCCGATAGTGGAGCTTCGCTCCACCCGGCATCAATGTCTGGACGTTTCGGATCGCGTCCCCTACGGGGACACCGACATGGTCGAGAAGGATTTGTGCCGACTCAGCCTTGAGCGTGATGGGAGCGGACATGCGCACCTCCACGTGCGGGGAGACATGAAAAAAGCCCGATGGGGCGAAGCCCCACCGGGCAGGGAGGAGAGCGGTAGCAGAGCTACCGCGAGACGGGGCGGATCGTGATCTCGAAGAGATCGGGGCCGTCGAGCTTCTTGCCGTTGCCCTTGGCAACCCCGAAGGCGTCGAGCAGCTCGCGCCGGACGTGCATGTCACCCACGAAGCCACCGGCGTAGCCGGTCGCCTCGACGTTCAACGGCACGCCGTTGACGGTCTCGCGGATGACCAGGGAGTTTTGGGTCGCCTTGACTTTCGTCAAGAGGATCGTGATGACACCGTCCTTGACGGTGCCGGACTGCTTCACGGACGGCGCGGGAGACGAAGTCTTGCGCGTGGTCCGCTTGGCCTTGGTCGCCGTGGCCGGCGGCGGGATCGCCGGGGCCGCCGCCTTCGGCGGCTCGACGGGGGCCGTGGTCGGCGCGGAGAACTGCGCCTTGACCATGTTGCCAACGATTGCGGTGAGAGCAGCAAGCTGCTCGGCCATCTGATCCAGGTTCGCCTTCGCCATGGTAACCCTCCAGGGCCCTGCGGAAGCTGCTACGCAGCTTCGGTAGTGGTTCGCTATGCGAACCGGGTCGAAGATCCGCTCGATTCTCTCCTCTGGAGAGAACTGCGGCGGGCCGTCATACTCCATCCTCCGCAACCAGGCTTCGCCTGGTAGCGGATCGTCCTCGAAATCGGGGTCGAGCAACCCGGCCTGCAGGAGCAGAAGCTCCGCTTCTGCCGTGAGCACCGGGTTGAACGGCTCCCGAATTCGCCGGACCCTTCCCTCGTCTCTCATCCTGCACCTCCTCGACGAAGTCTCGGAGGTGCAGGTGAGAGACGGGGTGGCCAGCCCCACTGCACCTCCCGGCCATAGACCGCGCACGGTCAGCCTGTGGCTGACTCACGCGCCGTCTCCTGCTCGAACACCACCGACTGCCACTCGACCAGCCGATCCTCGACCTCCGCGCCATCCGGCTCTGCCGGATTCACGGGCGGGTCGGGAGCGACCAACGCCACGGCATCGTCGATGAATCGCCGCCAGTCCATCGGCTCCCCGCGCCGCTCTGCCGCACGCCGAGCCGCATCCATGAGCGCAAGCCTCAATTCCGCCAAACCGACCACGTTCGCCATGCTGCACCTCCTGCCCCTATTCCGTAGGGGACACTACGTGTCACCCTACGGATAGGGGCAGAAGTGCCAAAACGACATGCCAACCGCGCGCAGATCCGCACGGGGTTGGAGAGGTGTTACCTTCTCGTAACGTGTCGTTACCAAATCGTAACGTGACGTGTTGCAGAGCAACACGTTCGCGTGCCATGGGTGGGGAGTCGCACGCGAGGCGGAGCCTTGACGCACTCCGGCCTGCCCACACATGCGCGTAGCCGCCGAAGGCGGCAGGTTGACATAATAGACCTTCTCGGACACTGGCCCCGTAAGTCCTTACTACGTAAGGACTTAGAATCGGGCTGGACAGCGGCAAGGGCCATGCGAGCCGCCCAGCGGGCCTCCAGGGGCGGGGCGGCGGGCGAGCGCAAGCACGTACGGGGGGAGGCGCTTCCGCGACCCTCCCGCCCTCGCCTCTTCTATCGTGGTGCAGTTTCCTGGCGAAACGAATTCTGGGGTGAGGAGCCTTTGCACCTGGGGCCTAGTCGGCTATGTCGGCATGCCGACGTTGGTGGGGGCTTGACAGCTAGAGATAGAGGGTCTAGGATGAGACAGGAGGTAGATTCCAATGGACAGATCAAAGCTAAGGATGGAGCATGAAATGGGTTACCACGTCCGTGGGGCAGATCATCCTCGGGCCAAACTGACGAAGGAGGATGTTGTTGACATCATCAACTGCCACTGCCAGGGCTACTCAACCGCGTCGGTTGCAAGAGCCTTGGGCATTTCCGCCACCCAGGTTCGCTCCATTCTGATTGGCGAATCATGGGGATGGTTCACTGGGATTCGAGTTGACAGGCCAGTTCTCCAGCACCCCGAGAATGCACGGGAGCTGTTCTATGGTCCACACGCTCCGCTTGCCGCCTATAAGAATCGGGGAGCGGCGGAAGCTGGCGGTCCCAATGACTGAGCGCTGGGCTCCGTTGACAGCCGCTGTAACCTGTAGTAACCTCTCGTGGGTTACAGGTAGTTACTGGAGGTAAACCGTGGGTTACGCGAAGTTATGGCGTCGGCTGTTGACCTCTTCGATCAACGACTGCGAGGTGGAGACTCGGTGGTTCTGGATCTGTCTTCTGGCGGCGATGGATGCACACGGGGTGGTGAACGGGACTCCGGCTGCGTTGGCGAGGGCGGCAAATCTTCCGTTGGAGTCAGTGGAGAAGGCGTTGGAGGAGTTTCAGGCACCGGACCTCAATTCGCACAGTCAGGAGTTTGAGGGGAGGCGGTTGCAGCGGCTTGAGGGGAACGACTGGCTGATTCTGAACGCGGAGAAGTATCGGAGGATGCAGAGTGAGGAGGAGGCAAGGGAGAAGACGAGGGAGAAGGTGGCTCGGTGGAGGCAGAAGCAGAGGGAGTTAGGTGTAACCGACTGTAACCAAGATGTAACTCCAGGTAACGAAAGTAACCACAAGAGAGAAGTAAGAAGTGAGAAGGGAGAAGTGGATACATCTTCGTCGTCGGAATCCGACGACCTGGGTGTGGACAGGCCGGATACTGTTCCACTTCGGGACATTAAGATGGTGGTTGAGGCTTACCACGCGGCGATTGCCGGAACGAGGCTGCCGCAGGTGAAGGCGCTTTCTGATAGTCGGAAGCGCGTGATTGCTGCGCGGATTCGCGAGCATGGGCTCAAGGATGTCATCAAGGCGATGTCGTGGATTCAGCGTTCGGCATTTCTGCGTGGGGAGACGGGCAGGGACGGCTGGCCGGGGGCGACGATTGACTGGATCATGGGGCCACGGAACTTCATCAAGGTGATTGAGGGGAACTACGCGGACAAGAAGGGCGCTGATCCGCTGGCTTCTTTCAACGAGACGTTCGACAGGTTGGCTGGAGGGCAAGATGGCAGCTGAGTGGGAGGATCACGACCTGGAGATGGAGAAGGCGGTGCTGGGGGCGGCGTTGCGGGACAAGGTGGCGCTCCTGGAGGCGGTTGACCTCCTGAAGCCCACGGACTTCTACGTCGAGGCGCACCGGACGATCTTCGAGTACATGGAGTGGTTCGTGGAGGAGGGCAGGCCGGTTGACACTCTCCTGCTCGGCAGGGCCATGAGGGAAGCTGGGGAGCTTGCTGGTGGGATCACGGCTCTTCTGAGTGAGGCTGAGGAGGCGGTGCCGGATGTCGCGAACGTCCGCTACTACGCGGAGAAGGTGCGCGACCTGGCGATTCGCCGGGGGCTGGCGCTGCTGGTCCGTGATGCCGACCCTCGCCACTCCTCCGCCAGCACCGACGACCTGATCGACGGGCTCTCGTCTGGGCTGGTCGAACTCTCGGGGGCCAGGGCGTCCGACATGGTGCGGATCGGGGAAGTGGCGAGCGGGGTTGTTTCCGACGCGATTGCCGTTGCGGCTGGCGAGGCGAAGAGCGTTGTGGTCAGGACCGGGATCGAGGCGCTCGACAACCTGGTGTTCATGCGCCACGGGCAGCTCATCGTCCTGGCCGGTGCCACCTCCAGCGGGAAGTCGTCGCTGGCCCTGCAGATTGCCGACAACGTGGCGAGGGCTGGCGGGACCGTCGTCTACTTCTCCCCGGAGATGAGCCGTGAGGAGCTGGCGACGCGGGAGCTGTCCGAGCGCACCGGCTTCTACATGACGGCAATCGAGCGCGGCACCACCCTCGACAGCTCCGCTCAGGACAGGCTGAGCTGGGCCAGCCGTGACCTCGCCGGGCTCCCCCTGTGGGTGGATGACTCGCCCGGCCTCACGCCCATGGAGATCAGGGCGAGGTCGAGACTGGTCCAGCTGCGGCATGGGCTAGACCTCGTGGTCGTGGACTACCTGCAGATCGTCAAACCGACAACCAGGAACCGCAGCCGCGAGCAGGAGGTCGCAGAAATCTCCCGCGACCTCAAGCTCACAGCCCGTTACCTGAGAGTCCCCATGCTCGTCTGCGCCCAGCTGTCCCGCAAGCACGTCGATGAGCACCGCGAGCCCCACCTCCAAGACCTCAGAGAGAGCGGGGCCATCGAAAACGACGCCGACACCGTGCTCATGCTCTACCGGCCTGACCGAGAGAGCCCGCGAACCCTGATCTATGACCGGAAACAGCGCCAAGGCCCGCTCGGAACCCTCACCGCCATGTTCGACCCCGTCAGAATGCGCTTCAACAACACCACGAGAGGAGAAGGCGGCAACGAGGGCGCTCGCCAACCGAGCAATCGCCGCCAAACCTAGCCCTTCCCCACGTCCTCGCCCTTTGGTGGCGGCTTGGGAGGGCTGGTTTTCGTCTGTGGGTGCTGCGATCTAAGGAATTCACGCTCTGCGTTGAGCTTTTCCAGCGACTGCTTGATTCTCTGGCCTGAGAGGCGTCTTTTCTTTCGCAACTCGGACCACCTTTCCCCTAAGTGCTTGATTCTGAAGGGGAAGTTTTGGTAAACAGGGGGTTTTCGGGCTCGGAGCCCGGCAGGGGGAGGCGGTGGGTGAGGCGGTAGAAGATGTTTCGGCTCAGGTAGATGCGCACATCCAGCCACTCATGCTGGAGGAAGGCGAGTTCCTTCACAATCCTGATGATTTCGGCGTCCTGGGCGGCGTTCTTCTTCCCCTGGTCGAGGATCTTGGTCTCGGCGTTGGCGAAGAAGGAGTCGGCCTTGTCGATGGTGGTCTTCAAGGCGGCTTCCAGGTTGGAAAGGCGGTCAGGAATCTTGGCCTTGGCCTCGGCAATCTGGCGGGCGAGGTGCTGACTCATGCGGGCTCCTCCACTTCCAGGCTGTACTTGACGGCGAAGGCGAGCTTGTTGGCGTGGTCGGTCTTGAAGTCTCCGAAGCGCTCCAGGTAGCTCCCGACGGTTCGGTTGTAGGCGGCGATGGCGTCCTTCTTGGCCAGCTTCATCGTGATCGGGCGGTAGGTGAAGGTGTGGTTGGTGGTGGGGCGCTCCAGGATGATCCAGCCGGTCTCTTTCATGTCGCTTCCTCCAAAGTAATGGGTTCAGACTCCCAAGCAATGGGCTCAGGGTTGTACGTCATGGATGTCGAGAGGGCCACGTAGACGTTGTCGATGTGTCTCCCAAGAAGGTAGTGCAGCATCTCTTCGAGGAGCTTGGCCGTTTGCGCGTCGGTGGGGCTGTTGGGGATGACGCTGAAGATGTGGTCCGGGATCTCCTCGTAGATGACGGCTGGGTCGAGACCCCAGGCGATCAGAGTCGCCCCGAACAGGGACATGAAGGTGCGGCGGCCAATCTTCATCTCGACCCCGCCCATCGCAGCAGGCTCTTGTAGACGGGGATGGGGCGGGCGTGGCAGAGGCCGCGTTGGCTCTTGATGTAGCGGTCGGTCTTGATGCAGAACTGCCCGATGGCTGCTTTCATCACCGCGCCCCAGGCGCGTGGCTCGCGTGGTTCTTCGAGCCCCATCTGCATCGCGTACCAGTGTACAGCGTCAGTCGTGAACTCGTCCCGTTCGAGGCAGACGCCCCTCACCACGTCCAGGGCCTGGTCGATCCAGTCGCCAGCGCCGTGGGCGACGCGGGCGATGGCGTCGTCGCGGAGCTGCTCCGGGGTGGCGAGGTCGAACAGTGGGCGCTGCTCGGGCTGATGATCGCGGGTCTCGTCGTCCCTCATGTCTCCTCCCCTTCTTCCTTCCGTTCCAGGCGGCGGTTGGCCTGCCAGATGACCAGCTTCCTGGCATAGCGGCAGGCCAGCTTCACGTCCCGCAGCTTCTCCCCCGTCCAGTCGGGCGGGATGAAGCCGGAGGCGATCTGGTTCTCGGTCCTGTTGACGATGATCCCCAGCCCTCTCAACACCCGGCAGCCGATCCCTGGCCTACGCATCGTCCTGCTCCCCGATGATGTCGATGTCCAGGTCGAACGTGGCGGTGTCACGCATGGCGATGTAGGGTGGGTTCTCCCAGTTGTTGAACCTGCCCTTCGCCACCAGGTGGCCGGTCTCCTCATCGTAGACCCGGTATCTGTCCACCAACCCCCAGTTCCCCTCGGCTCGGGGGAACTCGGCCCGCAGCCTGGTGGTGCCGAGCGGCTGGATCTTCCCGTTCCAGGACTCGGCCAGGACACGGCGGTAGCCCCGGCCCGAGACCTCAGCCTCTCCGTGCAGCAGCGCCACCCGCAGGCGGGTGTTCTCCCAAGCCCCCCCGGTTCCTGCTACCGCGTAGCCCTTGGCCGGAACCTCCGGTGCCATCTCCCTGGCGAACCCGAGCTTCGCCGCAATCGGCAGCGCCGCCAGCAGCCCGAACAGCCCTCTACGTGTCGTCCTGCTCATCGTTTCCCTCCACCAGCTTCAGGTCGCCCTGCAGCTGCATCTTTACTCGCTTGGCCAGGATCTCCCCCGTCACCCTGCTCAGGATCTCCCGCATCGTCTCGTAGTCCTTCCAGGGCAGCAGCGCCCAGGCCCCGTCCTCGGCGGGCGTCACGTACTCCGTGACCTCCAGCGGGAAGGGGTGTCCGTACAGCGGCCTGGCTTGCAGGTTCACTCTTCTTGCCTCACTACTCATCGCCCACCACCTTCCTTCCTTCTTCGGCCAGCAGGCCCAACAGCGCCATAGCTTGGGCGGCTGGCAAACGCACCCTGATGTACTCGCGCAGCCGCCCGATCTCCTCCCTGGCGTCCTCTAACAGCTCGCTCGTGACTTCCGTGCTGTCATCTTCGAGCCGCTCCAGGATGTCCCTCTTTCCGTCAACCCTCATTTTCCCCTCCATCCACTTCACGATTGGTCCCAGGTCCGGGTACAGCCGGTGCAGGTACTCGCGATCCGTCTCGCCGGGTTCCCTCTCACTCATCTCTCATCTCCCGCCGATCAGCTCCAGGGACAGCGTCTTCACCATCCACCACGAGATCACCGCGAAGACCACCACGTAGGCGATGAAGACGAGAACCCAGAGCGCCGAGAAGAACCGCTTACTCATCCTTCTCCTCCAGCAACGGGTGGGGGATGATGCAGAATGTTCCGTAGGCGGTCTTGATCTCTTGCATTCCCATCGCCTTGAGCGTCCGCTCGTGTTCCTCCGGCGTCATCCCCACGACCGTTTCCGCGATCCGCTTGAGCATCGCTTCCCACTCCCAGTCCTCGGAGGCTGGGATCAGGCCGTCGTCGATGATCCGCTGGATGCAGTTGCAGATGTCCCGCCTTCCGTTCTCGGTTTCGTCCTCCCATGAGACTTGGATCTCGGAGCCGTAGAAGCCCCACTCCCGGTTGATCTCCTGGATGTGCTTGTGCCAGGCACGGGCGATCTTCTCGACGTACTGCTCGGTGTCACTCATGGCTTCACCTCACCATCCAGGGCGCGGAGGGCATCGCTCATTGCGTTGAGGCAGTCAGCGTCAGTTGGGTGTTCTCCGGGGAGCGGGTTGCCAAGTCCACGGATGTCCCATCTCTTTGCAACCTCCCGCGCCGCGTCCACCACCGCTTGTAGGCGCTTGTTCTCGGCCTCCTGCTTGTAGATTGTGCCGATCAGGTCACGCAGCTTGTCCACCGGATCACTCATGGCTTCACCTCACCGTCCAGGGCGCGGAGGATCTCTCGCGCCGTCTCGACGGCTTCATGCCGCCGGTGAGAGATGATCTCCCAGCACCTCTCCCGCGCCGCGTCCACCACCGCTTGCGCCGCCTTCCACTTCTCCTCATACATCTGAGCGAAGGTTACAAGCCCCGCCCTGGCGCTGTTGGCCTTGTCCAGCTCCGCTTGCAGGCGCTCGATCTCGTCAGCCGCCCATATCATGTCCTGTTGCACCAGTACGCCGACCACATTTCTGGAGCATCGACGGAGCCGGTCAAGTCGGTTCTGGTCACTCATGGCTTCACCTCACCCGCTCGGTTCGGACGACTCCAAACTCCTTGCCCGTAGCAGAACTCATTGAACTGGTCGAGCCGGATCGCTCCGCATGCCTCACAACGCCATACGCGCACGGTGTCACTCTCGACAACAGATGGCTTCCGGCGAAGCCACAGTCCCTCGACAACCACAATCCTGCGCTTGTGGTTGCAACTCATGGCTTCACCTCACCGTCCAGGGCACGAAGGATGTCATCTGCTGTATCCCTCACCTCTTCCATAATCCTCTGGGCGTTGATGACCTCAAGACACGCCTCCCGCGCCGCGTCCAGCACCGCTTGCAGGCGCTCGATCTCGGATTGTGCGTGCTCACGAGCGTCCCGGTGTCCATCAAAGTACCCAACGCTATATCGGTCATTGTCGCCAGCGTCGTCCAATAGCCGTTTCACGATTTCACTCATGGCTTCACCTCACCGTCCAGCCGTCCCCTTCCGTTGCAACGCTGGCACTGGCGCTCCCCGGACTCATCCAGCCCGCTTCCGTCGCATAGCGGGCATGGCTTCACCTCACCGTCTAGGGCGCGGATGGCGATGCACAGATCGCAGGTGCAGTCGTCCCCGGCGCACATATAGGGTCGCGCCGCGTCCACTACCGCTTGTAGGCGCTCCCACTCCTCCCACGGCACGATGGCGAACGGCCCGCCGCTGTCGTAGAGCAGCACCTCCTCGTCGTGGCCGGTCAGGTAGGCGCGTCGAACGTCACTCATGGACCACCCTTCCCTTTCATCATCGCTCTCCAGTCCTTGTCGCTGACGAGCCCACTGATTCCCCACAGGAACTTGCCGGTGCGCTGATGGTAGGCGAGGCGCACGCGCTGGCTCCTCTTGCCTGCCCAGTAGATTGGGTACTGCCACCACTTCATGGCTCACCTCCCCCTGTAGCCGCAGCGATCCAGCCAGCGGAGGAAGCGCTGCCAGAGGCTCGGACGGTAGGTGATGGCGGCGACTTCCTCGCGGAACTCCGCGACGGCTTCGCTCACGCTCTTTTGCTTGGGTTCCATGCCGAGCCCAAACAGGAGCGTCATCTCCATCTGGGTGAGCTGCTGCTGGAGCTGCAGGCTCTGTCTCGCTCCCTCCCCCGGATCATCGAAGCGGAGGATGGCGTTCGAGCCGCAGTTCTTGCAGCGCTCCGGCTTCTCCTCGAAGCGGGAGCCGCAGTGGTCGCACTTCCACATCTCGATCTGCTGCATCCCTTGAAGCCCTGCGGGCCAGGAAGGGGTCATGCCCTGATTCTGCCAGAGCCCTGCGTACTGGTTCATCTGCTGCTGCGTGTTGCCTGGGTAGATTCCGCCGAAGCCTCCGTAGGGATACTCGCCGTAGAAGGAACCTGGGATGGGCCAGCGGTGATAGGCGTCCATGCTACCCATTGCCGTTGACATCCACGACAGGCGGGGTGCGGAGCGGGAGGATCTTGTTCCACAGCTTGTTCGGGATTGCCACGCTGTGGTGGTCCGCATTGAAGTCCCACTCGTCGTAGCACTGCGCTACCTCGCGGAGCAGGCCGCGCAGCGCTTCCGTCTCACACTTCTCGCAGTGTTCCGCGTGACCGTTCTTGTGCTCCTTGCACGCAGCGTAGGTATTGATGTGCTCACTCATGCCTTCTTTCCTTTCAAGTCGAACGGTTTACTCATCATCCTCCCACGAGGGGTCGTAGGTCTCAGACCAATCGTCAAACGATCCGCTGCCCTTGGGAGCTGCGAAGTCCTCGATGCCGAGCGCGGTGACGGTGTCGTCGTAGAGGTGCTGGTAGGGAGTCCCCTTGCGCTCCACGCTCTTGACCTTCGCCGGGGAAATGATGCGGGCAGCCGGGAACGCGCAGAGCGGGCAGGGGGCAGGATCTCGCGGACTGAGTGGCTGGGCGACGTAGAAGACCTCGAACCGATGGCCGCAGCTGGGGCAGAGGTACTCATAGATCGGCATCGTCAGCCTCCGGCTCCCAGTCCGTCTTCGGGATTCCAATCCCCGCCCGCTCCAGATCCATCCAGCGGTCCATGGCCTCCTGCCAGAGCGCCTTGGCGAACGGGACCATCGGACACTTCGGCTCGTGGAGCACCCCGTCGATGGTCTCTTCGACTTCCTTGCATGTGCAGATGGGCAGCTGGTGGCTGTCCCTTGCAATCTCCAACAGCCTGGATGCTTCCTCTCGCACTCCGGGGTTCTGCCACAGGTAACGCCCTACCAATCCACGGCTCATCGGCACCTCCCGAACCTCACGTCCTGGCGCGGGTCCGACATCGAAACTTCCATACTCTTTCTCCTTTATGGCCTACTCGGGTTTACCACAGGGGGCCGGGCCGGTCAAGCTCCAGCCCGGCTCTCCCCTCGCAAAGCTCGGGGGAGAGCTGGGCTGTAAAAGAGCGCGATTTTAGGGATTGACCCTTGACACGTTGTGGCCTACGATCAATGGTGACACTCGCCAGAAAGAGAGAAGGCGCATGAAAGGGCTACGCAAAGTCACGGATCGGCAGATTTTACTCAAGATCAACGCTCTCAGCCCGGCGCGGATGTCAACGCTCGCCAGCGAGCTTGGGGTCACACGACAGGCAATGTCCTACCGGCTGCAGCGCCTGGAGCGGCTCAGAAAAGTGAGCCGAACGAAGGGCAACAAGTCCATCAGGGAGCCTGACCTGTGGCGCTTGTGCGGAGATAAGGAGCTACCGAAAAATGGCGGACCTATGGGCAACCGATAGCGGACGGGCGGCAATGGCCGACTACTTCGAGCGCCTGACCCGCGCTCCCTCTGGCGTTTACAGCGCCCTGCTGTTCCTCCACGAGAACCCCCAGGACTTCACGGAGCACTGGGCGCTCCTCACCAAAACCACGAAGCGCCCCAAGTGGGAGCGCCTGGCCAACGACGGTTTCATCAAGTACCACTACTCCAAGAGGCGGCGCAAGGCCAAACCTCTCTACACCCTGGCCGATGAGAACGTGACCTGGCTCCTGATCGAGGTGCTGCAGCTCATCCTCCGCAGAATTGAGAAGGAACGCGCCTCCGCCAGGGCACTCCTCCGCTACGCATCGTCCGGTCCAGAAAAGGGGGAATTCGAGCAGACTCTCGTTTTTTCCCCAAGGCCAAGAGATTGGACCGGACTCGGCTGACGGGTTGCCCATTGACAATGGGCTATCTCCAAGCCTATGTTTAGGATGACTTGAAGCTCCTAGCGAGGCCGGACCCCCTCGCGACCGCCGCTCTGGTACGCTGACTGGCAGTGATGAGCATGGAGCCAGGCAACCGACCGAATCCGCCCCAGTGCGCGGAGCGGCCAGCGGTGTCATGGACGCGGAGGGACCGGCATGAATGACCCCGATGGGAAGAAGCTCGCGCTCGCCCTTGGCTTCATGGACGATGAAAGCCTCGACCAGGTGCTGCAGACGCACCCCACGGTCCAGGCTTACATGGCCGGAGCCGTCACCTTCACTGAGGCCATGTTCATCGAGGAGTACCTGAGCAACGGCTTCAACCACGCAGCTGCGATGAGGTCGGTTGAGGCCAGGGCGCTCCAGCTCCAGGCGTATGAGCGCGTCGGGCGCTTCCTGATGAAGAAGGCGGTCGTCCGCCGACTGCTCGCAAGGCGACTCGCTGAGCAGGCCCTGGCGGCTGACGAAGTGCTGGCGCAGCTCGCCAGCGTGGCTACCGCCTCAATGGAAGACTTCGTTGATGTCAGGCCGGTGACGGACCCGGTGACCGAGCAGGAGATGTGGATCGCCGTTCCTGACATCAGGAAGGCAAGGGACTCCGGCAAGCTCCACCTGGCCAAAGAGTTGACCTATGACAAAGAAGGCACCGTCAAGATCAAGCTCCGCGATGCCGACAAGGCGCTCGACATGCTGGCGAAACACCTCGGCCTGTTCGAGCTGGACAACCTCCAGAAGGTGCCGACCGAGATTGCAGAGCTTCTGAAGCTGTCCGCCGCCGAGAAGAAAGAGCGGCTGTCCGAGTACCGCAACATGATGGAATGGAGTCAGCCGAGTGAGGGGAACCTTCCTCCCAGCACAGACGAAGCAGCTCCTGAAGAGTGAGGGCGACGAAACCCTCGCCCTCGTTGCTATGCAGCAGGAGCTGGATGAGGCTTTCTCGAAGGACTGCTGGAGATGGATGTGCTCGTGCGTCTTCACCGTTGACGAAGCCCAGTTCGGAATGCGCGGCGCAGCCAAGATCCGCCCCTGGCCGCAGCACCTACAGTATCTGCGCGAGGTGCTTGCGGTCCTCCTCAGTGAGCCGCTCGTCATGATCCCCAAGTCCCGCCGCGTCATGGTGTCCTGGCTCGTCGCCGCGTATTTCGTCTGGGTTGCCAGGTATCAGGACCACGCGGCTCTGTTCTGGCAGTCAGAAACCGAGAAGAAGGCGGCGTACATCGTGGATCAGCGCTGCCACTTCATCGAGACCCACATCAAACCACCGGAGTTCCGGCGCAGGATCACCACGATCAAGACGAAGGACTCCCTCATCGGCCAGATGAACTACCCGAACGGGAGCTACATCTGGGCGGTGCCTCAGGGCGGCGACGTGCTGCGCACCTACACGGCGACGAAGGTGATGATGGACGAGTGCGAGTTCCAGCCGCAGGCCCCTGGCGCGGTGAGAGCCCTCCTGCCCATGGTCGAGAAGGGCTCGCAGGCGATCCTCGTCTCGTCCTCGAACGGCCCCATCGGCGTGATGGCAGAGATGTGCAACGCAATTGGCTTTTCTAATTGGTCTGACATCAGTAGGATAGCGAACTAGGAGGTGAGCATGCCAATCCCCAGCAGAGGCCAGCTCGGCCAGATGGCCAACCCACAGTTCCAAGACCCGGCCCAGGCCAGAAACCTCGCCGGATTCCCGGCAGGGGCGAAGCCGAAGCCGATGCCGCCGCAGGGTGGTTTTGCCCGCCCGCAGGGGCCGGGACTCCCGCCGCCGCAGCCCGGCATGCCCGGCATGGGTCCGAGCGGCCAGATCCCGCCAGGGATGACACCGGGCTCGCAGTACGGTAACGCCCGCGAGGTGCTTTTCAACAACCTCTTCACCCAGCCAGCGCAGAACATGCGCGGACCGCAGCCTGGACAGATCGGGCCGCTGCAGCGTCTCGGAGGGCAGCCAGGGCAGAAGCCCATGCAGCCCATGCCTGGCACGCTGACAGCTGCCGGTCAGCCGCAGCCCTGGCAGCCATACGCTGGCCAGCCCCCGCAGGCAGGTCCGTCGAGGGTGCCGCCTGGGATGCCGCAGGGACCGCAGCAGAAGCCTCCTGGTCAGGGAGGTAACCAGATGCCCAACCTCGGGACGGTTCCTCCTGGTGGCCTGGGTGGCGGGAAGTAGATGCCAGCACTCCCCCCAGTCCGCGTCCTGGAAAGCCCAAAGGGCTGGAAGATCGTTCCGGTCCACTACTCCATGGACCCGGAGAAGGACGTGGAATGGGTCGCCCACATGAAGCGCAGGGGCGACATCGACGACTGGGAGAAAGAGATGGAGATCAACTTCTCGTCAGTCGCTGGCGTGCGTTGCTTCGAGGCATTCTCCCTCCTGGCCAACACCGTGGACGAGGCCATCTACGAGCCGGTGCTGCCTCTCCGGCTGACCTGCGACTTCAACGTCGATCCCATGGCATGGCTCGTCTGCCAGATCAACAACAACAAGCTCTACGTGTTGCGCGAAATCTGGTCCTCGCCCGGCAGCGTCGTCGAGAACTGCGAGAAGTTCCTCAACGACTACGGCGACCACTACGGCGAAGTCTTCGTCTATGGTGACGCCTCGGGGAACGCCAGGTCGCAGAGAGACCAGCGCTCGAACTACGACGAGATCGCGCTCCAGCTGATGAACCGCCCGTTCAAGCTGCGCATGCGCGTCCCATCGAAGAACGCGAGCAACATCAATTCGGTCAGGGCTGTCAACCGCAGGCTCAAGGACCAATGGGGCAACCCCATGATCTTCATGGATAGAGCCCACTGCAAGAACCTCCTGCTTGACCTGTCGCAGGTCGTCTGGCAGGAGGGCGAATCGAAGTCGATCAAGAAGACGCGGAACCGGGAAGACCCCTACTTCTACCGTGGCCATGCCGCCGATGCGCTCTGCGCCCTCGTCCACCGGGAATGGCCGACGAGGACGGAACGCTCGGCTGCTGAAGAGAAGCGCGACGAAGACGAGATCAACGAGAAGAAGCGCGAGAGCGGCAGGGGCAACAAGAAGATGAAGCCGCGCAAGCCAAAGATCCGCGCTGCCTTTCCAGACTAGGAGACACTATGCCGACTCATGCACTCGCGGGCATCCTCGGATCGAAGGCTGGCCTCCACGGGCTACTGAACAAGACGACAGCTTCGTTCTTCCGCATCGCGGCTGCGGGGACGACGAGCGCTGAGATCCCATGCTCTGGGTACAAGCTCACCGCCCTGCTGGTTCCAGACAACTTCACCGGGGCGGCGCTCACCCTCCACGGCAAGGTGAGGTCCGACCAGAGCCTGAAGCCCGTCTACCAGTGGGTCGGCGGGACGAGGACTCAGGTGAAGCTGACG